TAAAAGTACTATTGACTTTAGAAGAGATGATGTGAAAGCATTAGAGATTGATAATGAAAATTTATCTTTTGATGCAGAAGAAAGATTGAAAGTAGAACAGAAATTAAAGAAACTAACTCAAACAGAAGCAGCCCTTCAGAATAGGAAATCAGAACATGACCGTCAGATTCAATTTTTCCAGAACAACGATGAATGTCCGTCTTGCGAACAACCGATTACAGAATCAACAAAGCAGACGCAGATTGAATCTAGAACCACAAAGATTAGAGAAATCGAAAACGGTATCGCAGATTTACAAAGAATGGAATCAGAAGAACAAGATAGACTTCAATCAATCTTGACAGACTTAGAAACTATTCGTAAGAATGATGTTGAGAAGGCCAAGATACTTTCTTCTATTGCAGAACTAGAAAAGTTCAATACAAAATTAGAAAAAGATATAGAGGCATATAAAGGTGGTTCTGTATCAGAAGAAGATAAAATAAAACTTGCAGAACTAAAAGGAAAAATACAGTCGATTGAAGAACAAAAGTCTAAATTAAATGAAGATAAGTTTTACATTGATGTTGCCCGTAATCTTTTACAGGATAGTGGTATAAAGACAAAGATTGTAAAACAATATTTACCTATTATGAATAAGTTGGTAAACACATATCTATCATCTATGGATTTCTTTGTCAACTTTAATATTGATGAGAATTTTAATGAAACAATAAAGTCACGTTTTAGAGATGAGTTCTCATATGCATCATTCTCAGAGGGTGAGAAGATGCGAATTGATTTGGCACTTCTATTTACATGGAGAGCCATTGCAAAGATGAAAAATTCTACAAATACAAATCTACTAATTCTAGATGAGATATTTGATTCATCTTTGGATAATGCCGGTACGGATGACTTTCTAAAAATTCTGAATAATTTTGACAAACAAAATGTATTTGTTATATCACATAAACAAGATATGTTGTTTGACAAATTTAGAAATATCATTCAATTTAAGAAAGAACAAAACTTTAGTAGGATGGTGTAACATGAATCAAAGTGAAAGATTTTATGAACTGTTAAATGAAATGAAGAAAACGCATAATGCAAAAAGACATGACTATGCAAGTACAGAAGATGTATTTGCAAACTTCAGAACTTGTGAAATGGCTGGTATCCCAGCGTGGAAAGGTTGTTGTGTTCGTATTGGAGATAAGTTCAGTCGTATTATGGGATTTGCAAAGAAAGAAAAATTAGAAGTAAAGGATGAGAGTATTAAAGATACTCTTATTGACATGGCCAATTATGCTTTGATAGCATTAATATTATATGAGGAAGAGAAAAAATGACATTTGTAATCGTCATATTGTTTGCAACAATGGGTGACTTGTATGTATTTACTAAACCTACATTTGAAACAAGAAATGAATGTATGGAATTCTTATTGAAAGAAGAGTCTAAAGAATTAATTCTGTCAAAATTATATATGGAATATGGTAAACAAAGACCAATACAAGCCCTGAATTGTATAGAAGAAGAAGAGTTTAAAAGAATAATTAGAGGAACACAGGAAATATGAAACAACTACAATCTTACTTAACTCATTGGATACTAAGGATACCAGTATCAATTGTTTTTATACAACAAGGCCTTGCAAAGTTTCCAGTAACAATTGAAGATGCAGAATCTTTTGATTTACCATATCTTGTTTGGTGGTTTGTTGCATATGGAGAACTAGGTTCTGGACTTGGACTTCTTGTAGGTGGTATAATTGCAAGATGGTGGAAAGAAATACCTGACCTTTTAACAAGGTTTAGTGGTATTACAATTTGTAGTATTATGACAGGTGTTATTTGGGTAGGCCAACCTGAGTCATTTTTAGATGTTATTTTATATGATAACTTTCATGTAATATTGTGGGTTTGTGGTTTGTATTTTGCATTGAAAGGAAACAATACATAATGGGTAAAAGAAGTGATTTTGAAAGAGTGGAAAGAGATTTTTATCCTACACCTATAGAGGCAGTTCGTCCACTTGTTCCTCATCTACCAAAACGAGGATTGTTTGCAGAACCATGTGCAGGCGATGGTAGACTGATTAGACATATCGAATCACTTACAAAACTTCTTGGTTATTGGATGACAGATATAGAACCCATGGCAGACTTTGTTGGTGATGGTGATGCAACTACAGATAAGATTGTAGGTTGTACTGTTTGCATAACGAACCCACCTTGGAATCGCAAGGTTCTTCACCCCATTATTATTAACCTATCTGACCAGTTACCAACTTGGTTATTGTTTGATGCAGATTGGATGCATACTAAACAAAGTGTGGAATTCATGCCTAGGTTGAAAAAGGTGGTAAGTATTGGCCGTGTGAAGTGGATTGAAGGAAGTAAAAGTACAGGTAAGGATAACTGTTGTTGGTATCTGTTCGATAAACCTAATGATATCCCCACACAATTTTTTGGAAGAAAATAAAAAAAAGTTCTAAAAACATCTTGACATTTGTTATAAGAACAGATATACTGTATAAGTAAAGTGAGAAAACAAAGTCGAAGGAGACATTTATTATGGCACATGAACTAGAAATTGTTGACGGTAAGGCACAAATGGCATACGTTGGTGACGTACCGTGGCATGGACTTGGAACTAAGGTGGAGGCAGATGTCACACCTGGCCAATTCCAGAAAATTGCTGGACTTGATTGGGAAGTGACTAAAGAGAAACTTGTTACCCCACAAGGTGCAATTGTGAAGAACAAGGAAGCACTTGTTCGTACATCCGATAACACTGTTTTAGATGTTGTTGGAACAGGTTGGAATCCTGTACAGAACTCAGAGGCATTTGAGTTTTTCCATGACTATGTAATGGCAGGCGATATGGAAATGCATACTGCCGGTTCATTAAAGAATGGACAACTTGTTTGGGCTCTTGCAAAAACCAAAGAAAGTTTTGAACTTTTCAATGGTGACTTGACAGAGAATTACTTCCTGTTCACTAACCCTCACCAGTTTGGTAAGGCACTGAATATTCGTATGACACCAATTCGTGTCGTATGTAACAACACTCTCACACTGTCTTTGTCACAGAATACTGACAAGATGGTTACTGTTAATCACCGTAAGGCATTCGATGCCGCTGAGGTGAAAGAACAGATGGGTATTGCTCGTGAGAAGATGGAGCAGTACAAGTCAATGGCAGAGTTTCTTGGTAGTAAACCTGCTACTGGCGATAACGTAATCCAGTACTTCAATGAAGTATTCGGAGCGCCTGCAAAAGAGAAAGAAGATGGTGTACTTCCATTTACTTCTCGTAATGCCAAGACTGCAATGGAAAACTTGCAGACACAGCCAGGGGCAAACTTTGCCGAAGGTTCTTGGTGGCAGGCATTTAATTCTGTCACATATATGACTGACCACTTACAGGGTCGTGAAGGTGACAGTCGCCTACAGTCTGCATGGTACGGACGTAATCGTAAGGTGAAATTAAATGCACTTGATAAGGCGTTAGAGTACGCTGAGGCTGCCTAAGTCTTATATATAGTGTATAGGGCGCTGTTCGTAAGTCGCCCTGTCTGACACAAAATTAATGCTTACTCTGTGTCGCAAATTGGAGTTTGGTGGTTCTCCCTTAAAAACCACCATTATAAATAAACGTGATATGCCATAATGGGTATCACACTGTATCTTGCTTAAAAAAGGAGATTAAAAATGGTAAATACAGCCTTTACACTAGATCCTTCAAGGATCAATACTTATTCTATCGGTTTTGATAGAATGTTCGATAATCTGATGAATGTTCCTACAGCATCAAGTTATCCCCCTTATAACATCGTTAAACATGATGATGATAAGTTCACCATTGAGATTGCCGTTGCCGGATTCTCAAAGGCAGAGATTGAGATTGAGTTTAGAGAGAATACTCTAAAGATTGAATCTAAGTCTCGACCAGAGGGTGATGACGAAAAGGAATATCTACATAAAGGTATTTCAAATCGTGCATTCAAAAAATCATTTACACTATCAGATGATGTAGTTGTAAATGGTGCTGATATGAAAGATGGTATTCTTAAAATCGAAATGGAAAGAATTATTCCAGAAGAAAAGAAACCACGTTCAATCAAAATCAAGTAAGTATAGTGAGGGCGCCTCTTGACAGGGGCGCTCTTTTATGATAATATGATGTTAAAAATTGAGGATTTGTTATGTTTAAAAAGAAAGAACAAGAAGTAGTCTCTGTAGAAGAACGGATTGATTACAAATACTCAGAGGATAGAATCCTCAAAGAACTGGCCGAGTATATAGATAAAACCTATAATGCTCATTATTCTCACAACAAATTCCAAGCAACGGAATTCATCATGGACAGTGGACATGGTGAAGGTTTCTGTATCGGTAATATTTTAAAGTATTCCCAAAGGTATGGAAAGAAAGATGGTAAGAACAGAAATGACTTGCTTAAAGTAATCCATTATGGTATAATGGCGTTACACAACCACGATACTCAGGAGAAAAATTGAAAATGAAACTTAGTAATGATACACGAGAAGTTCTCAAGAACTTTTCGACCATTAACCAGAACCTTCTGGTAAAAAATGGTACTGCGATTGGAACAATGTCTGCGATGAAAAACATCGTTGCAAAGGCAACTGTTCCAGATACTTTCAATAACGAATTTGCAATCTATGACTTGAATGAGTTCTTGTCTGCATTGTCACTATTCAAAGATCCTACACTATCATTTGATGAAAAGAGTGTAAGGCTCAATGAAGAAGGTGGTGGGAGTAATCTGACTTATATGTTCAGTGACCCATCCATCGTAACTGCACCAAAAACTGAAATCAGTATGCCTAGTGTTGATGTAGAGTTTACCTTTACACAAGATACTTTCAATCAGATTTTGAAGGCATCTGCTGTTCTTGGTGTTCCAGATGTAGTTCTCAAAGGAACTGTTGGTGGAAACATTGATTTGACTGTCACAGACAGGAAAAATGATACATCAAATGATTTCAGTATCACAGTTGGTGATAATGCACCATCTAACTTTACCTACTACTTCAAAGTAGAAAACCTAAAACTTCTTTCTGGTGATTACAAGGTACAGGTATCAGAGAAAGGTATTTCACACTTTACTAATGTGATTAAACCAATCGAATACTTTATCGCTCTTGAAGCGGCCTAAACCAGAAGGATTATATTATGAATGATGTGATGTTATGGGTGGAGAAATACCGCCCATCAAAGATTAGTGAGTGTATTCTCACTGATGAGTTAAAGAATACTTTCCAGACTTTTGTGAATGATGGACATATTCCAAATCTACTTTTGTCTGGTGGGCCAGGTGTCGGTAAGACTACTGTTGCGAAAGCAATGTTAGAAGAAATCGGTGCCACTTATATGATGATTAACGGTTCTGAAGAATCTGGTATTGATGTTCTCAGAAACAAAATCAAGAACTTTGCGTCTACTGTTTCTATGGATGGTAATCGTAAGTTTGTAATATTGGATGAGGCAGATTATCTAAATCCACAATCTACACAACCAGCGTTGCGTGGATTCATTGAAGAGTTTCACAAGAACTGTGGATTTATTTTAACCTGTAACTTCAAGAACCGTATCATCGAACCACTACACAGTCGATGTTCTGTGGTAGAATTTCGTATTCCTACTACAGAAAAACCAGCACTTGCTGGACAATTTTTCAAACGAGTACAGGACATTCTCAAATCTGAGGATGTCCAGTTTGAACCAAAGGCTGTCGCTGGTATCGTAGAGAAACACTTCCCAGATTGGAGAAGAGTTCTAAACGAACTACAAAGATATTCTGCATCTGGTATGATTGATGCTGGTATTCTTGTTAATTTGTCTGAAACGAATATGAAAGACTTGGTTATGTTTCTCAAAGAAACGGACTTCAAATCTATTCGTAAGTGGGTTGCAAATAACCTAGACAATGACCCTTCTCGTATGTATCGTAAAGTTTATGATACATTGTACGATGAAGTCCAACCTCAAACTGTTCCTCATTTAGTTCTTGCAACAGCAGACTATTCTTATAAGTCGGCCTTTGTTGCAGACCAAGAAATTAATATGCTTGCATATATGGTGGAAATTATGCAACAGGTTAATTTCAAATGAGTTATCAACTAAAAGATTATCTAAACAGTATAAATCATACAAAGGAAAATCTGATGGATTCAGATGATCCTATGTGGGAAAAGAAGTATTATCCATTCATTATCAATAAATGTGTTGCACCATTTAATGACACTATTATGTTAGTGAATGAGATGAATATGCGTCACCACCTTGAAACCAAACTACAATATGACTTTTTACTAAATACTATTAGACCTAAGAAAAGATATGCCCCTTGGGTGAAAGCGGATAAGTTGAAAAACTTAGAGTATGTAAAAGAATATTATGGTTATAGTAATGAGAAGGCAAAACAGGCTCTATCAATACTAAATGATGACCAGATAACCACTATTAAAAATAGTTTGAATAAAGGTGGAAGAAAATGAATGAAACTGAATGGCATCCAGAAGCGATGCTTGAAATTAAACTTAAAGAACCTGATGACTTCTTAAAGGTTCGTGAGACACTATCAAGGATTGGTGTCGCCTCTCGTAAAGAGAGAAAACTATATCAGTCTTGTCATATCCTACATAAACAAGGCAAGTACTACATTGTCCATTTCAAGGAACTCTTTGCACTTGATGGCAAGGACACAAACCTAAACGAAAACGACATATCTCGTAGAAACTCCATTGCCGCACTATTGGGTGATTGGGGATTAGTAGAGATTGTTGGCAATGCAGAACCAAAGGCACCACTATCACAAATTAAAGTGATTGCCTTCAAAGAAAAGAATGAATGGATTCTAGAGACAAAATATAATATTGGTAAGAAAAGAGAAGTATAGTTGGCACGATCGTTTACAGATTTTATCACAGAAGAAGAACAGATTGAAAACTATAAGGTAATAATCCTTACAGTTGAACATGGTGATAAATCAATTACTGCAAAGAAGTTTGAGAAACAAGCCCAGAAGATGGGTATGGAAGTTTTTCTATCAGACTTCAAAGGTGTCTCTTTGACTTTTAATGATGGTAAGTATTCTATCAAAGATAAAAACAACAGTATGGAATTTAGTTCTAAAGAAACAGTTGTATTTGTTAGAGGAACACCAACAAGAGATAGTCACCTAGATTTAATCTCTGAACTAGAAAGAATTGGTTGTACTTGTATTAACAACAGAACTACTATCAGTATTTGTGCAGACAAATATCGTAGTTATGTTCGTATGAAGGACTTTAAACTAAATCAACCAAAAACCGTTCTTGTTCCCACAGAAGATGATATAGATACTGCACTAGAAGAACTAGATACCAAGTTTCCTATCATCCTTAAAACTCTTAGGGGTGCAGGCGGTGTTGGTGTTCTGTTTGTTGAATCCAAACGTGCATTGGATTCTTTGGTACAATTAATATATAAACAAGACCCAGAAACAGATATTCTTATTCAAGAATATATCAAAACAGACTTTGATG